CCGATCGCGTCGAAGACCATCAAACTCGGCGGCAAGGGGTCCACCCCGAAGTATATCGCCGTGCAGCTCACCAACACGAACGCGGCCGGTAAGAAATACCGTTACCGCCTGTTTAAGGCCAAACTGTCGAGCAACTTCGAGCACACGTTCACGGCGGACGCGAGCGGCGAGCCCGCCGGGATCCCGATCACCCTGACGGCCCGACCCGACCCGACACTCCCCGACGACGAGAACGTCATCCAGATCTACGACGAGCAGGCGGTGTAAGCATGGTGGAGATCATCGATCTCTCCACCCTCTCGCCGAAACCGGTGATCGTCAGGATCGGCAACGGTGACGAGATCGAGGAGATCGATCTCACCGTCGTGCCGGCCCGGGGGACGCTCCTCCTGACGGAAGCGACACAGCGGCACGGCGGATGGGATAAGATCCCCGACGCGGAAATGATCCCGGCGATCGCGGCCATCTGCCGGCAGTCCAACCCCCGGATCACCGCCGAGTGGCTGGAGACCAAACTCACCCGGCCGCAGCTCGCGGGACTGACCCAGGTCATCCTGGCGCAGACGTTCCGGCGGTGGGGCGGCGGCAAGGAGGACCCGGAAAAAAACCGGTAATCGAGGCGGGCCGGATTGTCGCCCGTCTCTGTCGGGTCTACGGGTGGACGCCGGACTACTGCCTCGATCGCCTGTCGTGGCCGCAGGTGCTGATGTACGATGCCTACGCCGAGGAGCGGGAGATAGTGAGGCGCCCCGTCTCCACGCCGGCGCCTGCCGCCTTCCTGAGGGATGAGGACGCGCCCGATGCAGCGGCAATCGAAATGATCGGAGTTCGGAGGACAGTCAATGGTCGGTGAAACCGTAGCGGGAAAACTCGTCGTCGAGATAGTCGGCGATGTTGCGGGGCTGACCCGGGCATACGACGAGGCGGTCAAACGCACAGAGGGGCTGGAGGGTGACCTCAAGCCCATCGGGTCGCGTCTCACGAGCATCGGCTCCGACCTAACCCTCAAAGTCACCGCCCCGCTCGCTCTTGCCGGTGTCGGTATGGTAAAACTCGCCAGCGACGCCGAAGAGACTCAGGCGAAATTCGAGCAGGTCTTCGGCGACATGACCGATGACATGAGCGCATGGGTCGACGAGTACGGCACCTCGATCGGCCGCGCCCGGACCGACCTGCAAGAGATGACGGCCACGATGATGAGCATCGTCAAGGCTATGCACCTCTCCGACGAGGCTGGAGTGGAACTCTCGCAGACAATCACCGAACTCTCTGTCGACATGGGTGCGTTCCACAACGTCGCTGATGTCGAGGCGTTCAACGCCTTGCGGTCCGCCATCACCGGCGAATACGAGCCGATGAAACGGTTCGGTGTCGTCATTAATGAGGCAAAGGTCGAGCAGGAACTCCTCAACATGGGCATCACCGGCGGGACGAAAGCAGCGACGGACGCCGAGAAGGTCCAGGCCCGCCTTAACATCATCATGCAGGCGACGACCGACGCGCAGGGCGCCGCCGCCCGGGAGGCCGACGGGTTCGCCAACCAGATGAAAGCGCTCGCCGCCGACGCCAAAGAACTTGGTGAGGAGTTTGGGCAGATCCTCATACCAATGGCCCGGGATCTCATTTCGGTGGTGCGCGACGGGATCGGATGGATCTCCGGGTTAGACGAGGGCACGAAAAAACTGATCGTCACCACCGGACTCCTCGCCGCTGCAACCGGTCCGGTCATCTGGGGGCTCGGCACCCTCGCCGGTTCGGTCGGGCAACTGATCTCTCTCTACCGCACGTATCAAGCCTCGACGATCGCCGCCACGATCGCGACGAGAGGGTTCAGCGCCGCGATCGCCGCAAACCCGATCGGGCTCGCCATCATCGGCGTTACCACCCTCGGCGCCGTGCTCCTCCCGCTGATCGCGAGCACAAACGACGCGAAAGACGCGCAGGAAGAGTATAACGCCGTGCTCCGGGAAACAGCGGATCTCACTGGCAAGACGACCGAAGAGATCGAGGACGAGATTGACATACTCAAGGAGCGGGAGCAGCAGATCCTCGCCAACATCGAGGCAATCAAGGCCCAGACCGTCGTCGTCGACCGCGGGACACTCGCGACCAGGCAGGCAACGCAGGCGACCGGTTGGCACAAGCTAGCGACCGGCGACCTGACGCGGGAGTTCGAGGGTGCGACCGACGCGATCGAGGACGGGACGGTCGCCCTCGGTAAGATGACGCAGGCGCAGAAGGACGCTGCGATCGCTGCCGAGCAACAGAGGCTCGCGGAGAACCGGGCGGCGCAGGCCATCCGGGATACCGAACTCCAGACCCGTCGCCTCGCGGACGGGGCGAAGACGGCATATGAGCAGGCGTCGAAAGCCGTCTCCGCACATCAGCGGGCCGTCTCCGACCTGCAGAAGGAGTACAACGAACTGAAAGAGACGATCGACAAAGCGCTCGGGATCGACAAGGAGATCGAGGACGCCGAGCGGGAAGTCGAGCGGGCAGACATCCGGCGCATCCGGGCAAAGCAGGATCTCGCGGATCTCGAAGAGGAGATCAAGGCAAAGGAAGCCGAACTCCGGGTTGGAGACTTTGCAAGTATCAAAGAGCGCGAAGCCGCCGAACGCGAACTGGCTGATCTGAAACTCCGTCATCGGGAGGCGGTGCTCGACGTCGCTGACGCAGAGGACCGCTGCCAGGATGCGCTCGATGCCGCCTCGGCGAAGCAGACGGAGAGAGTAGAGGTTGAGAAGGCCCTGAACGGGGAGAGCGTGGAGAGCGCTCAGGCGCGGTTGGAGGAGATCAAGAAACAGATCGACGAGGAGACTGAGAAACTTGAGATTGCGCTCGCAAAACGGGAAGAGGCACAGATCGCGCACGAGAACCTGATGTCTCAGATCGAGAACGAGGCGTTGGACGTCAAGTCCGCGAACTGGGCGGAGTACGTCAAGTATGTAAACGACAACCCGGCGATCGCCCGGACCTATCACGTCGAATACGACGAGGACGGCCACCCGATCGGGGGCCTGCCGGAGATCCCGAAAATCCAGATCCAGGTCCCTACCTACTCGTCGCCTGCGTTCGCGGCCGCGACACAGTCAACCGCCGTAGTCGCAGGGGGGGCAGGGGCCTCACCAGCCGTCGCCGCAACGCCGCCATCAAGCGAACCCCCGCTCACCCCTGAACAGGAGCGGCGGCAGACGGCGGCCGCGGGGGTGTACATCGAGAACCTTAACGTCAACTCCCCGGCCGCCGACGCGAGCACGATGATGAACACGACGAAACGCACCCTCCGGAACATCGGGACGCAGGTGGTGCTCTGATGCACCTGACCTGGCTCGCCGCGAACGGCGACACCCTGGTCATCGCGGACCCCTCGCGGGCGCTCCCCGAACCGCCGTTCCGCTACCTCTCCTCCGAGGGATTCGGCGGGGCCGACAACGAGATCCAGACCCGGCGAGGGGCCTACCAGGACGGCACGACTCTGCAGACCGTCCGGCTGTCGCCCCGCGTGTTGATGGTCCGGTTCCTCCTCCTCGCACCGGACCGAGCAGGGGTCGAGCAGAAACGCCGGCGGATCGCCGCGGCCTTCAACCCTCGCTACGCCCCTGGCACCCTGGTCTGGACGCAGGAGGACGGGGCGCAGTATGCGCTCCGGTGCGTGGCCCTCTCCGGCTCGCCCTCGTTCACTCCCGGCCGGCAGGCACAGGGTCGGGTCTGGCAGGAAGTCGTGGTGGACCTGCAGGCGCCGGACCCGTGCTGGTTCGACGCTGCCGCGACCACGCTGCCGCTCGCCGGGCTGACCGGCGGGGCGACCTTTCCGATCTCGTTCCCGTGCATCTTCGCAGTCCAGGGATCGACGAGGGTCATCATCAACGAGGGCGATATCGCCGCGCCGATCCGGATCGAGATCCCCGGGCCGATCACAAACCCGGTCGTGGAGAACCTAACCACCGGAGAACAGATCGCCCTGACGCTAGAAGTTGCCGACGGGCAGACGGTCCTGATCGACACGACCTATGGCAATCTCCTCTGCCGACTCCGGGCCGCGAACGGCACACAGACGAACGCCATGCAGTATCTGACCCCTGAATCGACCTTCTGGCAACTCGTGCCCGGAGTGAACATCGTGACC